GGTAAATACAAAGTCTTCACCTTGTCCAAAAAATAGATGGGAGAAAATATTATAATGCAAGGTGAATTTGATTTTGATAAATATCCATACAAAGCAGGGCATAGAAAAGTCAAAACATCTGTTAAATCAGCAAACGATATAAATAAAAAATTAAAAAGATTACAAAAAGTTGTTCTAATTGAACTTGGAAAAGTTTACCCTGAAGGACTTACAGGTTCAGAAATAGCTAATAGAACAGGCTATAGTATTTTATCAATCAGACCTAGAACTACTGAACTAAAAATACAAAAGTTAATAATTGATACTGAAAAAACTCGTAAAAATGAGGGTGGTAAATCAGAAATAATATATCAACTAAGGAGTTTATATGTTATTGAAGACTATGATTTACACAAAGACAAAACCAATAAGAAGTAAAAAACATTTATTTTTTGTATCTCAACATGGTTGTGTGATTTGCGGTAGAACCGATGTACAATCAGCCCATATTCGTTACGCAGGTGGCGGTATTGGCCTTAAACCCTGTGATTCTTTTGTAACACCACTTTGTATTGAACATCACCAAGAACAGCACTCTATGAATGAAAGAATGTTTTGGCATTTATATAAAATAAATCCAATAGCTAAAGCATTGAGTCTTTGTGCTGAAAGTCCAGATCCTAAAATAAGGAAAAGTTTGTATGAAAAATTCAAAAGGCACTTTGATTGGTAAGTCCTTTTACCTAATATTATTATTAATAGCTTTTGGAACAGGTACTTTTTACCCTAATTTTTTAGAAGTAAGAAAAATTGAGTATAATATTGAATCAAAATACATAGAAGAAGCTAAAGAAATAGCCCTTTATGAGCCTGAATTTGTTTACGAAACTAATGAACAATTCATTAAAGAACTACAAAGCTGTATAAATTTTATTAATTTAGGCTTACATAAATACGAAAGAATACCAACTGAACTAATAATAGCCCAAGCTGTTCTAGAATCTAATTATGGTAAATCAAGGTTTGCTAAACAAGGTAATAATTTATTTGGTATTAGAACCTGGAATCTAAAAGAAAAACACATCAAACCATTTGATACTAATGACCAAACTTTTGGTATTAAGGTTTTTGAATCTAAATGTTCCTGCGTTAGATACTACATAAAAATTTTAAATAACTCTGCAGCCTTTGCTGATTTCAGAAAAATGCGTAAAAAAATGTTAGATAACAACTACATAAATGTTTTATCTTTAACAAACTATATATCTAAATTTGCAACAGATAAAGATTATGTAGCTAAGGTAAAAAGAACTATAAAAGAATTAAGGAAGTGAAAGAGTACTCTTTACAAATAAACCTTGTAAAATACCTCGAATCAAAAAACTTAAAAAACTTACGATTCTTTCATGTACCGAATCAAGGTGCTAGAACACCAAGGCAAAAAATATTTTTATACAACCTAGGTTTGCGTAGTGGATGCCCTGATTTAGTGCTAGAGTTTAAAAATGGCCAAATAGTATATATAGAGCTAAAAACTCAAAAAGGCACATTATTTAGTAGTCAAAAAGCCTGGTTAGAAAAAAGTAATCAACTTAAAACTCCACATTACATTTTAAAAGGTGAACTTGAGAGTTTAAAAAAGAAATTAGATGATATATTGCTCAAACATTATAAAATTTAACAAAAAAGGTGGTTATGAGAAACAAAGTAGAGAAATTTCCTGCAATGCAGTTGTTTACAACTTCTTTTGTAGCTGAAACAGTACACATAAGTAACGAAAAAACAGGAATGTACATAAAGCTGTTATGTTTTCATTGGACAAAACATGCAAAGCCTTTCAGTACAAACCAAGCATATAGTATTTGCAATGCAAACGATGAAAAAACAAGAAAATTAGTAAATGAAGTATTGGATGAATTTTTTATTACTGAGCCTGATGGCGATGATAGTTGGGTAAACAAAAAGGTAGTTGAAGAATTGCAGTATTTAATTAATAAATACGAGGAAAAATCAAGGTCAGGTGCATTGGGTGGTCTAGCAAAATCATTTTTTAATGGTAGCAAAAGTGTAGCTCCTAGACTTAGACCTAGTCCTAGTCCTAATGATAATATATTAGACAGCTTTGAAACTTTTTGGGCTAATATAACTAGAAAAAGGGGTTCAAAGAAAAAAGCCTGGGAAATTTATAAAAGGACTGAGTTAGAACACTTTGACCCTAAAGAACTAGCAGGTCATTTTAATCGTTTGGCTGCTAAAACCAATGAACTTAAATTTATACCACATGTATCTACTTGGATAAGGGAAGAGAGGTGGAAAGATGAGGAAACTAATAAACCTGTAGATATACCAGAACCTAAAGTGATTCATAATGGCATCGAGTTAAAAAAAGTAGGTGAAATAGGACACTATACAGAATATTCAGATGGTAAAGGTAATGTTTGGCTAAAACATAAATTCAAAGATGTACCTTTAGAACTTAAGAAATAAGCTCTGCTTTTTTACCTGTATAATCTTCCCATCTTTTGATTATTACATCACAAAAAGCAGGATCTAGCTCAATTGTGTAACATTTTCTATTTGTTTTTTCACAAGCTATCATTGTACTGCCTGAACCACCAAACACATCAAGAACTAAATCATTTTCTTTTGAAGAATTTTTTATTGCCCTGGTACTAAGCTGTACAGGTTTTTGAGTGCCATGCAAATATTTTTGAGTATTATCCTTAGATATTCGCCACAAATCAAAATCAGATGTATCCCCTTTTTTAAAAGGCTTACCCCTTACATATAAAATAAATTCACATTGTCTTCTATACATCATGTAGCCTAAGCCTGGGTTTTTTTTATCCCAAACAATAACTGCATCTAATTTTTTGTTTTGTTTTTTTAAAATATCTAAAAATGGTTTTTGTTCTAATGGTGAAACACAAATATAATAATCTGCCTCATTTTTAACAAATTTAAACATATTTGCTATAAGTCCACCTAACTCGTCACCCTGCAAAGTATCATTCATTATTTTGCCATATTCTTTGTTTGCTACTACCTGAGTCCTACCGCCTGAGTAATCTATACCATAAGGTGGGTCGGTAAAAACCATATCAGCTAACTCATTGGTCATAATTTTTTGTAAATCTTCTATTTTACTTGAATCGCCACATATTAATTTATGCTGACCCAATTTGAACACCTGTCCATATTTAGTTTTTGCTTCTTTTGGAATTTCAGGTGCTGCATCATCATCAGTTAATCCATATTTTTCCTCAAATAATAAATCATCAAGCTCAAAATCATCGAAAGCTGTAAGATTTAAATCAAAGTTTTTAAATTGTAAATCTTGTAATTCAAGTTTTAGTAAATCATTTTGCCATTGAGACTCTTCATTTGTACGATTATCTGCAAGTCTATAAGCATTTATTTGGTCTTCAGATAAGTTATCAGCTACTAAAACAGGTACTTGCTGCAAACCCAACTTCCTACTAGCTTGTAATCTTGTATGGCCTACTACAACAATATTGTTTTTATCTACTACAATTGGTTGCCTAAAACCAAAATTCTTTATTGAATTAGCAACTTTTTCTATTGCTGTATCTGATATTTTTCTAGGGTTGTTTTTGTAAGGTAAGATTAAATTTATATCTAAATTTTTAATTTCCATTTTCTGCCTCCATTATAGCTAAACCTATTTCTCTTGCAATTTGTGGTACAATTGAGTTTCCGAGGCTTTGGATTCTGTTGCTTCTATCTTTGTCCAATCTTGCGGATAACCCATGAGGAACTCCACAAAAGAAGGATTCAACCTCCCACCAACTTCTTTTGCATTGTACTCCTGATAAACTTGTTTCCCAAAATTTCCTTTGCCTCTGTCTGTCAATGCTGCCCTCTCGTCTTGTGCTTTCGGAGTGCCATACATTTTGTGGATAGCATCCTTTAGCTTCACTCCAAATCTTACTCCTTTTTTGTTTTTTCTGCTGAAGCTCCCTTTTACAAGCTCCACATTTTTGACTACACCCCCCTCCATTTCGCAAGACCTTGGAGTTGGAAAAATAATTTTGTCTGTTAATTTTTTCCCTCTCTCTCTCAAACCATTTTCTATCATTACTTCCTCTTCCAATATTTTCCCTCCTTTGCCATTTGGTCTGCTCCCTGGATTTGAAGCTCTCGGTGTTGGATACATACTCATTAATGTCCCTTCTTTGCTTCTCGGTGGCAAGAAGTCCATTTTCGTAGGAGTGGCCAATAATCCATACTCTTTTTCTTTGATGCCACGCACCGATGCCTGAAGCAGGTATAACAAAACATTGGACTTGGAAACTTTGTTTTTCCAAATCATCACACACCTGTCTGAGTACCATGCCCTCGTTGATGTTAATAAGGCCTGACACATTTTCTCCAATAAACCACCTCGGTTTGACTTCGGTAACGACTCTAAGCATTTCAGGCCATAAGTAGCGGTCATCTTGCTTTCCTCGTTGTTTACCTGCGACTGAGAAAGGTTGGCATGGGAATCCCCCTGAAACAATGTCTGCTGAAATTTGTCCTGCATTTATAGTTTTTATATCATCGTATATTGGTATTTGACTCCAATGCTTATTTAGGACTTTTTTACAAAATTCATCTTTTTCACAAAATGCTATTGTTTTAAAAAACCCTGTGGATTCTAAACCTAAGCTGAAACCACCTATACCTGAAAAAAGGTCTAAAAGCCTTAACATAAGACTTTGTATCTAATTATAGGTTATTTGGAAAGTAAAAAAAGGCGGTAATACTATCACAATATTACCACCTTTGATAGAATTTATTTATATTTACCCAATATACTTAGAATATATCTTAATTGCTTTATCTTTAGGCATAAAATTCAAAGCATTTCTATGAGGGTATTTATCCTTAAAATATTTCAAATGTGCCTCAGTCAATACCTTACATTTTTTCCAAGATAAAGATTGTAATTTATCATTTTCAACAAACAATATTTTGCTTTTTAAGTCTCTTGTAAAAAGCCTTTTTAACTCTTTTTGAGTTAAATAATTGTTTACTTGCTCACCACACCATATTTCTAAGTCAGTAGGGTACATTTTATTGCCATGACCTTTCCATTTAGGTAAAGTTTTTTCACACCAAGTATTAACTTCATCAACAATTGTTTTGTTATTTGAGTCAACAGCCCATTGTGAATCCCCACCACCATGTCCCTCATTGCTTACTTCAATAGCAGGTTTGCCATTTACATATACTACCGCTTGATAGCAATGTGTTTCTTCACTAGCCCACTTACATACTTTTATGTTTTTTAACTCTAGTTTCATTATTTACCACCCTTTCTTTTTTTACTTACTTTACTAGGGTCAAATCCAAACATAACAAAACCATCTTTATCTTGATACATTTTTTTGAACCCAAGTTTTTTTAATTTAATTGGAGTCTTAACATTTTTACTTTTTGCCATTATGCCCCCAATCTATAATCAAACAAAGAACCATCTTCATTTAATATATCGTAGCCTTGTTTTTCTAAACCATGGCAAACTTCATCGTATGTGTGTTTTGCCATAATATGCTGAGTGCCACTCTCATTCCATTTTGCGTAAAAGAAATTACCTTTATCGCAATACTTTATTTCACTTTTACAAATTGTAGGCTTTACCCATTCTTGTTTTTTTGCTGTACTCATATTTACCCCACTCTCACTTGTTTGATTTCTAAAATGTTATCGTTATATAAACACTCTTTACCTTTAAGTTTATCTACTTCTTCAAGTAAACTTTTTAGGTTGCTATTATTGCAAGTAATAACTTTTGTATGTACTTCATTAGTGTATTGCTTGGTATAATGTATTGTATATGTTGTTTGCATTTTCACTCCTTATTTAGTTAGTATTAAGTATAAAAAGAATAAAACAATAATAAATGTAATTGCTTTGTTTGTTGTCCATTTATCTATGTTTTTTCTCATAACTAATACTACATCGATTCTATGCTTTGAGTCAATAGTTTCTAATAGATTCTAATAATTATTATTACTAGAACAAGGCAGGAACATAATTATTTTCGTGTATATGTGCTATTTTCAACCCCAAAATGTATGAAAAACTATTAATTTCCTTGGTAAAATAATATTTTTCGGATATAAAAAAGGGTATGGATAATACAACTCCAGGGCGACCTGAATACAATAGAACCGAATCAGATGCAAAAAATGTAGAGGCTTTAGTAATTGCAGGTGTGCCACAATCTAGAATAGCTAGGGTTTTAAAAATATCTGAGCCTACACTTAGAAAACACTATAGAGAGGAGCTAGATATAAGTAAGGCTAAAGCTAATGCAATAGTTAGTCAGGCTCTTTTCAAAAGTGCAAAAGATGGTAATGTAACAGCACAAATATTTTGGCTTAAAACACAAGCAGGGTGGCGAGAGAAAAACCACCTAGAAATAACAGGTAAGGATGGTGAAAAACTCTTTGATGATAAAAAGCAACTTATTGAAATCCGACGAGTATTTGACGAGATTGGATATACCGAACCAAAAAATATTACTAAACCAACTGAATTGGTGGAAAACAGCAAGGAGCAACCAAAAGACTCCTAAAGGCGACTGGAACACCTGGCTTGTCCTGGCTGGTAGAGGCTGGGGTAAAACTCGTACAGGGGCTCAAGATGTAGCTTTCTATGGCCTTACAAAGCCTAATTCTAGAATTGCAATAGTAACACCAACATTTGGTGATGGTAGGGATACTTGTATTGAGGGGGTATCAGGACTCCTAAGCTGTATAGATCCTAGCCTGGTCGAAAACTGGAATCGAAGTATTGGTGAGCTTAAACTCAACAATGGCACTATCTATAAAACTTTTTCTGCAGAGCAGCCAGACAGATTGCGTGGTCCCCAGTTTCATAGAGCCTGGTGTGATGAGCTGGGTAGTTGGAGAGACCCAGAAACATACGACCAATTATTGTTTGGTTTGCGTTTAGGTGATAAACCTCAATGTATAATTACAACAACACCTAAGCCTACAGATCTTGTAAAAGGACTCTTAAAAGCGAAAGATATACATATTACTAGAGGTAGCACATTTGATAATGTTGCAAATCTTGCAGCCTCAGCAGTAGATAAATTGAAAGAAAAATACGAGGGAACAAGATTAGGTAGACAAGAATTATTTGCTGAAGTATTAGAAGATGTAGAGGGTGCATTATGGACAAGAGCAATGATACAAGATGCTTTGGTTAAAAGTGGCGAAAAACCTCAACAATATTCAAGAACAGTTGTTGCAATTGACCCTGCAGTTACACACTCAAAAGGAAGTAACGAAACAGGAATTATAATTGCATCTATTACACCTGAAAAAAATTTTTATATTAGAGAAGATTTGTCAGGTAAATATAGTCCAAATGCCTGGGCTAGAGTCGCAATAGAAAATTTTTATAAATACGATGCAGATAGAATAATTGCTGAAGTAAATAATGGTGGCGATCTTGTCGAAAAAGTGATAAGGGATATAGATGTTAATGTTCCATACAGTAGTGTAAGAGCTACAAAGGGAAAATATTTGAGAGCAGAACCTGTGAGTGCATTGTATGAACAAAAACGAGTTAAACATGAAAAGTCGCTTCCTTTTTTGGAAGATCAAATGTGTAATTATAATCCTGTCAGTTACATTGGCTCTCCTGATAGATTAGATGCTTTGGTTTGGGCATTAACAGATTTGAGTCTACGAAGTGGTAGCGCATATTGGAGAGTAAGTTAATGGCAATATTTGACGACATTAAAAATGTATTTGTAAAAAACAAACCACAACCAAAACAAGAAGTTAAAGAAGCACCTGTTGTTTACTACAATAACCTAGGTGTAGACTATCAACAAAAAACTAGATACGACCAATTAGCTACAGAGGGTTACACAGAAAATGCAATTGTAAAAAAATGTATTGACCTAATAGCTAACAATGCAAGTAGAGTTTCAATAGAGTTATTTAGAGGTGACCAACTCTTAGAAGAACACCCACTATTAGATTTATTATACAATCCAAACCCTGTCCAAGGACAAGTAGAATTTTTTCAAAGTTTATACTCATATTTATTGATTTCAGGTAACAGCTACATTTTAGAAAGTGGTGCAGATAATGTACCGCCTGTAGAACTTTATACATTAAGACCTGATAGAATTAGAATCAAAGGTTCAAGAAGAGCAATACCTGATGCTTACAATTATGTAATAAGTGGTCAAACAATTGAGAGTTATGAAGTAGACCCTGGCACAGGTAAATCAAAAATAAAACACATAAAATTATTTAATCCAATGGATGATTACTATGGGCTATCACCTATATCATCTGCTGCAACAGATATTGACCAACATAACTTAGCAAACAAACACAATGTAAATTTATTACAAAATGGTGCAAGGCCAAGTGGTGCAGTTATATTCAAACCAAAAGACCCAACAGGTGCGCAAATACAATTATCTGATTTACAAAGAAACCAACTTATGAATGACCTTACACAAAGATTTAGTGGAACAGGTAATGCAGGAAAACCAATGTTGTTAGAGGGTGACTTTGATTGGAAAGAAATGGGTCTAAGTCCAAAAGATATGGACTTTATACAACTTAAAAATATGTCAGCAAAAGATATTGCATTAATTTTTG